AGGTTTCGTTCCGCAAGAAATACGGATGTGGCAAACTCATAGGGGTCGACCTTTATAACCCTTGATTTGGCGGGATTTAACATCTCCTGCCAGTTGGGTTTAATTCTGCTCCTTAACCCCTCCGTAAGAATATATGTCCTGCCATTGGCTATAAAGTCCTTCATAATTCGACTTGGTAGGCTTCGAGTTGTCTAATGGATTTTATCAAGAGTTTGAGTTCGTGGGGTTCTAAAGATACGATTTGGTCGCACCCCTGAAGTGACCTCGATACCGTAAAGTGTTTCTCTATGACTGTCGCACCAAGTCTTACGGCTTCAATCGAAGCCCACACCCCTGTTGTGTGGTCGGAAAACCCTATGGGTCTTTTGAATAGTTCACCCAGCTTCGTCATTCTGCCGAAATTAAGGTCGGATATTTTTGTGGGATAATTGGGGATACAATATAAAAGCGTTACATCACAATCTTTGAGCAGTTCAAGGGCTTTCTTTATAGCCCCCGTATCATAATTTCCCGTAGACAGGATTACAGGCTTCTTTGAAGTATTTATCCGTTTAAGCAATTCCCAATCTGTCAAAGAACGGGATGCTACTTTATGCCTTTGGACACCGATATTATCAAGCAGGTCAATAGCCCCAATATCGAAGCCAGATGCAAACCACTCAATAGGGCAATAGTCGTGCAATACTCGGAAGTGGTCATAGCTAAACTCTCCACGCTTTGCGTCTTTATAAACAGGGGAATTTACCCCATGAAGTTTCTCGGAACTATATACTTGAAATTTAACCGCATCAACCCCCGAAGCCACCGCAAGGTCAATTTGTTGTTTTGCGACTTCGATATTACCGTTGGCATTTATTCCACAATCAGCGACTATAAAGGTTTTAGACATTTAATCCCTCTCTCCATTTTTTAATCAATTCGGAATGTTCTCTATTCATAACATTCCACCAGATTTTTATGTCTTCCTCTTTTGTCTTTGGGGTATATTTTTCATATAATTCTTTTATGGTCTCATAAGGAAGTCCGTGTGTATCATGCCAGAAGATAATGAATTTCGGATTGGGTCTATAACCCCATCTACCATCTTTCTCAAAGGACTCCCATGGATAAACCCTATAACGCTTTTTCACTTATCTCATAATGGTCGTTCTGAAATACGAAATTTTGAGAATGTGTTGAAGAAATTATCAACCAACTGTTTGTTTTTCCAATATTCTTTGGGTCGGGCATAATAACAACAGGGGGGTATAACACCCTTTTCCCCCCACTTTGCCTTGCTTTGCGGATTCCACCACTTACCTTCTTGTTCTATTTTTCTTTGCTTTACATATTCAATTTGGTCGGCAACTTCTTCGGGGTGAAGTTTTAATATTTCCTCAAACTCCATTCTTTCCCTGTTAAGGGCTTCGAATAACTGTTGAGATTTAGTAACATCGATAACTTTTCCCTGTAATAATTCTGCGAGAAGTCGGTATTTCAAGGCATCTTCTTTGCGTTTTTCAGCCGCCTTGAAAAGACTCTTAACCTCTGCCTCGCTATCACCCTTAATCGAACTATAAAAATTTGGATTTGTCATAATTAAGTGTAATTAAAGCGGAGTTTTTATGGAACTCCGCAAAACCAACTGATTTACGCTGTTGCAAAAGCAGATAATCTTCCACAAGCGACAGGATTCAGATTTTCGAGAGTGTATTCAACGAGAAGTTGAACTCTGCGTCTATCACCATCATTCGCCAATGGATTGGTAAATGGTTTGCGAAGATATGCGAGTTTGAACGCATCCATCGCTGTAACAAGACCACAACCATTATCAGCCGCCGCAAATCCAATACCCTTTATCCATCTATTAAGGACGATTTCCTGTGTCCCAAAATCCGATTCATAAATGGATACAACACCCGTTAATCTCTTATCTTTCATTTCGAGTGTTCTGGTATTGTTAGATGCAAAAGCCGATATACGCCTTTTCAGAAAACCACCGACAAAGGTGGTATCTGGCGTTCCGCCATTATTGAATATGCTGGTGCAGAGGTCATTATAAATGCTCTCTGTCAACGCACTCACGGAAACTGCTCCTGACTGTGAAGCCGCAGAAGCAAAGGATAATGCTCCACGCATTGTCCTTGCCGCACTATTACTACCAGCCGAAGCCGCAGAACCGTCAAGGAGAACCCTCTCCATGATAATCTTCAGTTCTTTCATAGCCTTTTCAAGCTGATAGGCATATTGCGAATCCAAACCATAATGACTGGCTGCTTCCTCTGTTCCAGATATCATAAATGACCTATCTGAAATATTGGTGTAGTTTGCCATTCTGGTCTTATCGGAAAGTGCATAATGAATCGCACTTTCGCCTTCGGCTACTGCCCAACCAGAACCAGCACTGCCACCAAGCGTATCAGTCAGCCACTGATGGTAGGTATTTTCCGCTTTACCCACACTTACACGAGACAAAAAAGGAGTTTCAGACGGCGAAATTTGAGTTATTAGCTTTCTGACTGGTATTCCTACCAGAGTCGGACTATATCTTCATCCCATTACTGGGAGTCTCGTATATAGTCTCTACACATTTATCGTTAATTCCCGTTGGATTTAACGAATTTAGCTCGGTGTTGACCGTTCTGGCTTTCACCGAATTAGCGAGATTTTCTACTAATTTATGACATTTCTCACAGAGTAAGATGCCATTTTGGGGGTCGTATCGTAATTCGGGATAATCTTTCCAACTCTTTATATGATGAGCATAACTTTTAATTTTCTGCTCACAATGTGGGCAAATATTCCCAAATTCTTTATTACACATCCCACATTTATTTGAATTTCGTTTTATCAACCGTTTCCACGCACTCCCCTTCGCATCAAATCTGCCACGAAAATTATCAAGGGATATTCCACCACGCCAATTAGGATTTTTACTGCCAACAAGATTCCTTTTCTTTGTGGCGACACTCATTTTACACAGGGTTTCTTGAGAAAATTTCCTATTCTTGAGTTTTTGGCTCATCATTTCTCGCCATTCCCTTGTGTGTTTTAATCCCTTAAAAGTCAATTTATCGTGTTTCATTAGTAGCGACCTTTTATCAATCGAGTATATCCTCTTTTGCCCCACCCGTGGAGTCATAAGTCGTTAATTGACCACTATATGCCATATTTTCAAGAAACTAAACGAAGGGGTTTAACTTTTTGAGTTTGACTATCTCCGCAAATGCTTCCCTACTGCCAGTCTCGTTATATATTTTTTTCAGTTTCTCATAACGGGTCTGCAAAGCATTTTGGGGATTTTCAGCCTCTCTCGTTCCACCCGCACTCGCTAATTGTTTCTTTTGTTCCTTTCGTAGTTGTCCTATTGTTCGATTAACTTTGTTCTGCAAATTCATCGAGACCCCCATATCAAAAGCCGCCATTTTAGCCGCCGCCATTACACCTTCAGGGTCATTGCGTATCGCAGGATTTTGCATATATTGAAATATCCTTTGTGTTAGGGAGTTGTTCGTATCCCATTGCTTGTTTCCCATCGGGTCGGTAGTGAAGCATTGCGGCAAAATCTGTCCCACCCAAGCAACCGAGTTCTGTCGCTTCACCTCACCCATCGTTTGTTCGCTCGCCCGCTTTTGCGTAGACTCGATTAAATCCCTCATCTCTCTATCACGGGTCTTTTCGAGTTCTATATCAATTCGGGCAAGTTCGTTGGGGTCTTGCGTAAGCGACTTCCAGTAAATCAGTTGTTCCTTGGTAGGTTTGACGGGTTCTTCGTGGGGCTTGATATTCTTCAAGTTGGGGATTACATCCCTCAACTCGTTAATCAAGGGGTAAATCTCGTCCAATTTGCGTTTCGTTTCCCAAGCAACATTCTCGATAGGTCGGTCTTTTGGTAACTCCTCTTTTACTTCTGGAGTAGAAGTTTCCGCCTCTGGTGTCTCTTGGGGTTCTAATTCGGGAGTCGTCTCCGAATCTGGCTTTACGACTTCTTCTTTCTGCGTGCCTGCGGATGAATCAGGCGTTACATCCTTTACCTTTAATGCTTCCATAATCTCCTTTTGGTTTTAACCCGCCACGGGAATTAATAAGAATATGTATCATACTTTCCGACTTTTCCCTTAAACTTTAATTTCTTTCTTAAACTTAATGCTTCTCCCTTTTTGAAAAAGAATTGCAAATCCATGGGGGGAATACCCCTACTATGAATCTTTTCTGCCATGGCATTAGCTTCTTCGGGAGAATTGAAAATACCCAAATGTTCACCAGTTTTTTTATAATGTTCTATAGCCTCATTATCGGAAACCCTCTTACCATTTACTATGGTAGGAATCAAAACCTCCTTTCCATCAAAATTAAAACTTTTAGATATTTCCGTGCTAAAACTTCCATCTGGATTTCTTACAATGGGACGATTCAAAAGGTCTATATTTCCAGTATAATTCTCAACACCCTGTTGCCACCTATTCAATCCATAAGAAATCTGCATTGCTTTTAGATATTTTTGTTTAGATTTCTCATCTGGAAAATTCATAGTAAACGCTTGTTGAAATAGGGGTGTATTATTTTGAACCGACTTATAACCCTTTAATGATATTTCGGGAATATTTGAACCAAACTCTATTGGCTTATTAGCTTGCATCCTTTTTATGACAGATGACCCAGTCATCCACATTGTATCAAAATCTTCAGATGCATTTTCAGCATAAATTAAATTAGCCAAATCTATAACATCCCGATTATCCATTTATCTTTTTCCTTTTTTCTTTTTCCCGCAGGGCATATCCCCTCCCTATTTAATTACGACTCTTATCAACTTATCTATCGTTGCTCCAAACGAACAACAAATATTAAGTATTGCAGTATATAGTTCTATCATTCATTACCTCCTTTCTCTTGAGGGCTTCCAACCCATCTTTCTCATAGTCCCATAAACATAAGCACCTGTTCTTTTGTGCGATAACCGTAACTTCTTTGCCTGACGCATTAAAGCCCTTTCCATCTTCTTCGGCATATTCCCACCTATTCGTTATCAACATCAAGGGCAATAGTCAAATTGGGATTTTCAAGTTTTCCCAATAATTCAAGTGCCTTTTCACGATTGCTTTCGTAGTCGTTTATAAGGGCGAGTAGTTTATCGGAGGCAAGAAAGAGTATCCTTGCTTCCTCGTATTCGGGGCGTTTCGGATTTAGGTATGCCAACTTGTTTCCTATTCCGAATCGGTATTCGCCCACATCCCTTTCTATTATCCCCCAACCCGCCTGTTGCGTAAGAACCTTGACCTCATTTGCCTCACGGACAAACCCTTCCAATTCTTCAGGCTTTGGACTTTGACTTTCTGGCTTTAATTGCAAGGTCTGCTTTAGCGACCTCTTTTTCGTGGTCTTTTTCACCCAACTCCTCCATTTTTCTTATTTGCCTGCCCTGAATATCGGGTCTAATATTTGTTTGAGCCAGAACCTGTGCCTTCTCCGCATCTGTCATTTCTTCATAATCGGGTTGAATCATCGGGGGCGGGGGCATTTGGGGCGGGGGCTGGGGCATGGAGATAAGTTCCTTCCACGCAATCTCCCCGTCATCCTGCAAATAACGCTTATAGATATTATAAATATTGGGTGGGGTGATTACACCCGTCTGTAACCCAATGGGATTACCAAGCAACAACTGCACCCTCATCTGGGATTTTTGGGCTTTCACGAATGGATTGGTGTTCGTGTCATTTCCCCGACAGACTATGTGATACCTGCCCTGAATCTCATCCCTCGTCAGGTGTATGGGTTCAAAATCATCCTGCCCCACCACAAGGGCAAATACCCTTTCTGGCATATATTGCTGGCAGAGTTCAAGTATCTGCATAAACAGCTCGGAAAGCGAATTAGTCCACATGGTCGAATCGAGGGAAAACACCTGATTGGCGTTTTGAGCCTGCATCTGGACTTCACCGAGAGTCCTTGGTTGACGCTTATTTATCATCGATTGAAGGGAGTAATCAACCTGTCCCAGATACTCCTGAATGACTGTTTTAAGAATCATCTCCTCCCGCTCATAGGAAAATTCGGTATTGGCGTTGGAATTATCCATCAGTTTGATAGCGTCATCAAGCGGTGTCATCCCCTGAACTGGAATGCCCTGTGCGGGAATGAATCTTACCAATTTGGAATTTACGACCCCAGAACGGAACTTGAACATCGGGGCATTTCTTATGGTCTGGTTGTCGATTTTCTGGTTATGCTGTGCATCTATTTCCTTCGATATGTCCTCAAGGTGTTCTGGTATTCCACGGGGGGAAAACCACCTGTCATCCACTATTTCAGTCTGGAATCTAACGAAAGGAAACTTCTGGTGGTCGTAAGGGAGGATTTGTTTTTTAAGGATAGCCCTGAAATCGGGGGCTAAAATGAACTGCCATTTCTGTTCGGGTTGCCCCTTTTTGGGATTATAATATTTGTATACTTCCCTTATCTTTACAAGGTGGGAAGGGTTATTGACCCTGTCTATCCCCTCACGCTGATTTTTGGTCTGTTCGGTTATGTTGGCGTTATCCTTGCTTTCGTTCTTGTCTTTCAGGTTGGTGGTATCCACGATGTCGAGTATGTTATTTATCTCCGAACCGTCATAAATACCGTCCCTCGCCCTTTGTTTCAGGGTCTCCAAGGGTTCAAAATATTCGTGGCAAATCCACCTCAATTCCTGAATGTCTATTCCTGCGTCGGATGGAACATATATAGAGGCGGGGTCGCATACATACATATCGGGTGCATTATAAAGCTCATCCTTTAACTCTATCTTGATATTATCTTTCCCACCACGAATTTCCCTTACTGCCTTGGAGAGAGATGCGAGATTATCCTCCATTACGGTTTCTGACATGTCCACATTAAGTCTTTGAATCATGCCTTGAACTATCGCCTCATCTGGAATATTCGTATCAAATAGCATTATTGCATCATTTATTTCTATGTCTTTAAGGTTCAACTCCTCGGTATAAGTGCGACTTTCCATTCCCCATGTTACCTTCGCCAAGACGAACCCCTTTTCAAGCATCTTATCGCAGGCAAGTATGAGTTTCTCCAAGAGAAACATCTTATAATCAGCGAGATAGTCCAGAAATCTCTCAATCTTATTGGCTTTATTCAAATCCATATCCGTCTGGGGTATTACCTGCATACGGGGTTTGATACCCGAATAAATCCCGACGAGGGAAGATTTGATTTTCCTGATATATGTTTCTATGGTGGGAAGCCTTAAATTACTGCACCCCGTGAACGGAAATGTCTTTGTTTTTTTCACCCTGAACCGAAGGCGATAGAACTTGTCGTGATTATTCTTCCAAGTATCGGTGTTACTCCTCGATTCCTCTATCTCGCCGTTTATCTCCTCGAAAAGTTCGTCTTGAGTATCTGCTTTAGTTTTAGTCTCTGTCTCCGTAACCAGTAGTCCCACGAATTATCTCCTCTTGTTCCTCGAATATTTTTTCCGCTTCCCTGACATCATAATAAACGGGTTGTAAAATCTGTTCAGCGTATGCCATCGTATCCACGATGTCATCATTCTTTGACTGACCTATCAATAAGAGTTCTTCCCTCGCCTCAAGGTGTTCGGGTCTTATATAGTATTTCCCGTTCTGAAACAGGGGTTGGAGTGCCGCAACCACTCTGTCCCGCTTGTTCCTGACGCTTATGGTAGTCCCCGCCCTCGTAAATGAATTCTTCAGTTCTATTATGGGGGGATAGACTTTCCTTTCCTCGCACTTCTTCATAAAAGAGTCAAAGAAAGACTTTTCCACCCCTGAATTGGGTATGCCCACCCCCGTGCAATAAGCCTTGTTCTGCAAAAAAAGGTTTATAATGGAGTCCTGAAAGTCCCCCAACGCCTCGTGCGTTCTGATATAACTCAAAAGGTATCTGTTCTGGGCTTGGTCAATGGCGACCAAAGATGCTACTTTATAATCGGCGGAGGTATCCTCGGAATAAGCGGGGTCAACGGCTATCACGCACGAATACTGATGCGGCAGTTCCGT